TACATCAGATGTTCTGCAGAAGTTTGAAGAATCATGTAATATCAGCTTAGTAACAGATCTCGGCTTTAATATGTATGATGATATTGATCTTCTAGTTAATGATCTGAATGCGGAGCAGCGGTTCATACCATCAAAGTGGGAGTGGTTAGACAACTGCTTAGGTGGTGGGTTTTTAGAAAACGGAAAGTCGTTGTATGTCTTCGCTGGTGAGACTAATATTGGTAAGTCTATATTTTTAGGCAATATTGCACATAATATTGCGGAGCAAGGTAAAAATGTGTTACTTGTAACACTAGAGATGTCAGAAATGTTATACGCACAGCGTATTTGTTCCGATGTAACCAAAATACCGATGAATGAATTACGTCAGAACGGTCCTACTATTAAACATGTAGTTAATCAAGAAGAAGGTAAGATATTTATTAAAGAATTTCCACCGGCTACTATTACACCTAATCAATTACAAGCCTTTGTAAAGAAGTTCGAAGAAAAGGGTATTAAGATTGATGCAATAGTTTTAGATTACTTAAACTTACTTCACTCGACTATAGGTAATAACTCCTATGAGCGTATTAAGCATGTAACAGAGCAGGTACGTGCTATGTCATATACGTTTGAATGTCCGATTATATCAGCAACTCAGCTTAACCGCTCAGGCTTTGATCAAGATAACCCCGAGTTATCTACTATCTCAGAGTCTATAGGACTAGCCGCAACTGCAGACTGCATTTGCTCTATCTATCAAACCGAAGAAGATAGAGAGATGGATATTATTAGGTTAGGTATGATGAAGAATCGATATGGACCGCGTGGTACCACGCAAGCTATGCGGATCGACTACCCTACACTATCAATTGAACAGGCAGATGATGTAGATCTGTTAGATGATGGTGACGATACCCTTAATGCATTAGCTGGTCTTGCAAATTAATACTTACCTATTAAATATATGAGGTGAAAATATTAGTCTTTACAGATAACGACCTCGATGGTGCAGGCTCAGCATTATTTATTAAGTGGTTATTTAATCATAAACTATCCCTCTTTACTGTTATTGATACAACAGAAGCAACATTTTTAAATGACTTTAAAAGTAGAGAAGAATTAATAGGTATATATGATAGGGTATTTATTCTCGACCTTGATTTAACAGAAAAGCAAATAAAGCTTGTAGATCAAAAACACGTAGTTGTAGTTGATCACCATATACCACACTCTGAAAAGATCGAAAGCTATAATAAAGCAAAAGTTGTAGTTAAGGAACATAGCTCATGTATTGATTTATTGAGATGTAAGTTTAACAAGCTTGAGCTTACACCTGCGCAAGAAGAGCTAATTAAATTTATTGATGACTATGATAGTTATACCTTAAAGTATGGTGATTCACTTAAATTAAATGCAATACATAGAACATTTAACAACCCTAAAACAGAAAAGTTTATTGAAGCTTTTGAGGGTGGGTTTCGTCCATACACAGTACATGAAAAAAACGGAATTAAGTTATTTATAAGTAAATTTAAAGAGCAACTACAAAATCAAGTATATAGAGGTCGAATAAAGGAATATAGTGTGGTATCTATAATGGCAAATTATGCTATAAGTGAAGTAGCGCGATTTACTATTAATAAGTATAATGCAGATATCGGTATTGTTGTTAATATAGATACGCAAACCGTATCCTTTAGAAAGAGTAAGACTTGCGACGCGGATGTGAGTATTCTCGCGAAGACGCTATGTAATGGTGGTGGTTCTTCTTCTGCCGCCGGCGGTCATCTTACCAAAATGTTCGCGAACTTAACAAAAAACTTTATCGCATGATTAACTTTACATCTCAATCACCCGCTAGTTCAATAGTTGAGTTAGAATCGGAACATTTACTTTTATGTTTTTGTACATACTGTACACTTCTTAAAGGTAAAAAGCTTTCTTTACAAAATATATTTGTACTTGTACTTAAAGAGGTAAGGTTAAGACGTATACTTAAGAGTTTATTGTCTATAGATAATAACTATGAACTCGTTAGGGTGTTCTTACAATTTGAACCGTCAATCGCGCAGTCAAAGTATATAACAAAATACCTTAACGCTAATAAGAGTATTGATCTTTAGAATATTACGTATATAATAATTATACGTATATGATTTCAAAGAAGGAAGAGCAAATATATAATAGTCATCTTTATACTTCCCGTAAAGTTAATAATAAACCGGTGCGGTTAAGAAGTAACTTCACAAAGTTAGCTGATAAGGATATTGTATGCTTGAAGAAACTATCAAGTTTCTTTTATAGATATAAACATATCAATTTACAAGATTGGTTTACTGCACCATATAAGATATATAGTGGTGAGGAGCAATACTATGACTTGCACTTCTTTACTACAAGAAAGGCTCTTAAGTGTTATACTATGTATATGAAGCAACTGGAGGTAGAAGATCCAGATAGTGATGATGCTATTAATAGAATGAAGGAGTGTCTCGCATTTATTTACAGATATTGTGTAGATAATAATATAACACTCGAACAATATAACCAAAGCATGTCTGCTAACATACCTACAGTTATCGCACATCTCAAGGAGCATAAAATTAACTTTTACACGTTGCATTTACTAGAGGTAGACGCTATAATAAAAACAGTTGAGACAGCAGTACTTAACTTCATAGTAGGTGATTTTTGGAATATATACTCACAGACTAGAGTTAAGTTTGTAAATTCCAACAAGTTAAAACAAAAAACAAGAAAAGTAAAAAAACAAATACAACTAAAATTAGTTGAAAACCAAAAAAAATAAAATATAATAATATCATGAGTTCGTTTAATATGTCAATGTTCGAGTCAATCAAGGGAGCCCTTGCTGACAGTAATAATAGTAATCAGTCAAACTACACCGAGATTCTACAATGTAGACCCGGTAATACGTATACTGTACGTTTACTACCTTTCACTAAATCACCAAAAGATACTTTCTATCACTACTATAATATGGGATGGTTGTCGTTTGCGACTGGGCAGTATGTACAAGCTCTGAGCCCTCAAACATACGGTGAGCGTGATCCTATTGCAGAAGAACGTTTTCGTGCCTCACGTACCGGGAGTGAAGAAGAGAAGGAAAAAGCGCAGGCTATCCGACGTATGGAGAAGTGGTTGGTTAATGTCTATGTTATTGACGATCCAACTAATCCAGATAATAACGGTAAGGTTAAGATGCTCCGTTATGGTAAGCAGCTACATAAGATTATTACAGAAGCCATCGAGGGTGAAGATGCAGAAGAGTTCGGACCGCGAGTATTTGATCTCGGAGCTGAAGGTGTTAACTTTAAGATTAAAGTCGAACAACAAGGTGATTATCCAACATATGTCTCATCCCGCTTTACAACAGCTGGTAAGATCGATCTTTCAGATGATCAACAAGAAAAGGCATATACAGGTGTGTTTGATCTAAGTCAAGTATTTCCACTTAAGTCATATGATGAGCTTAAGCAGATGTTAGACGAGCACTACTTCTGCAAGTCAGAAGATGCACAAGAGGTTAATATTCCTGAACCACCGGCAGCGGTTGCGAGTAAAGAGGTGGTAAGTGAACCAGCACCGGTAGCACAGGTAGCAACGAGTGTTGATGATGATATTGATGAACTGCTAAAAGATCTTTAATAAATGAATCAGTCAGAAAAGGAAACACTGCTACAGTTTATGGGGCAAGTGTATGGTGAAACAAAAAAGAACGATCAATTACTGGTTGGGCAGTCACAGCAACTACAGCCTAGAGCAGAACAAGTTAAACAACAGTTTACTCAGGTGTTAAAGGCTAAAGCACAACCTAGCAGCCCAGTACAGCCTTATACGCAACCTGATCCTACACTGGAAGCTGTTAACCCGCATCCTGTTACCTCACCACAGCCTGTTACTCCAGAACAAGCAGCTCGAGAGTTAGCGCAAGTAGCTGTAACACCTGAACAAGCCACACAAGAGCAAGTTGTCGATCCTAATCAATTGGAGTTTGACTTGAGTGAACCGACTCAGTTAGATAAAATTATTAGCCTGTTAGAGAGTCAAAATAAATTATTAGTTGAAATTCGAGATAGTAGTATAAAATCAAAGTATAATGCAAAGAGAGCTAAGAATCAAAAACCGCAGTGAATTTCTAAGGTACTTAGATTCTGTTTCAAAAATAAACGATAGTGCTATTTTCGAAATAACACCTTCTGGTATTAGCTGTCTCGTTTCTTCAATCGATAACACTCTTATACAGCTATCAGAGTATAAGAGTGACTTTGACTTTACTAGTACTCTTAATATTCCTGACATAAAGAAATTTCAACGCGTTATTGATACTCTTAATAGTGATGAGTTTACGCTTACATTAGGTACTAACTGTCTAGAATATAAGGGTAACGATATAAAGTTTAAGTATCACTTATTTGAAGAGGGTTTCTTAAGTAAGCCAAGCCTTAATGTAGAAAAAATTAAGAATTTTGATTACGATGTAAGCTTTGAGTTTACAAGAGACGTGCTACAGTCACTTCTTAAGGGAAGTACGTTCGCTTCAGAAACAAACAAGGTATATCTTTATACAGAGGGTAGCAGTGTAAAGGCTGATTTAACTGATAGGTCCAGGCATAATACAGATAATTACTCTATTACAATTTGTGAAAGTGATTTTGAACTTAAACCTACACCAATAAACTTCGATAATATACGGTTGCTGTCAAATATTGATAATAAGTATACATGCAATATTAATACGGAATACGGTGTTGTTGTTATTGATAATAACACAGACGCTATTAAATTAAAGTATATAATCTCTTCTTTAACTCAATGATAAACAGACATACAAAAAACAAACTCAAGACCGCCGGCTATTTTATTAAAAGACTACGTGATAGTGGTTTTGAGACAGTTAGAGTATTCAATAATTATACTGAGTCGGATCCTAGAAAGTGGACCGTCCTTATTGACCCGGGTAATTCTTCTGTGTTTATTACATGCTTTGAGAATCGTCCGTTTACAGGTGAGTTTCTTTTTGAGTTTAATGATGGTAATCAGTTTTTCAGAAATAACACTAGCTTGCATACACACTCAATAGAGGTCGTTGTAAGAAAATTAGTAGAGGGTGGTGTCGGACCACGTAATAAACTAAATAATAGTGATGAGTGAACAGGAAGATACAGATGAAAGCTTACGCGCGCTAATAGAAGAGGCATTAAAGATTGATATAAAAACAAAGCGTGAATATAAAGATCATCGCGAACTTGCTGACTCTTTAGGTCCTATTATATCAGAGTTTTTAGATAGCTTTATTGTTTTAGGGTACGACTTTGACGGTCAACCACTCAGCTTTCAAGTGTCTACTAAAACGCAACAAAAGGATGCTCTAGATACATTAGTATTAAAGTACTTTTATCAACGTACAGGTTATAAAGATGCAGAAGGTAGCAATGAATTGTAAAGTAAGTGAAATATTTAGTGTAGAAGCGGGTGATTATGTAGGTCAGATGCTCGTTGTTGTATCAGTAGATACAGATACTGTAGGTTGTTTGACGCTTCCTCACATGAAAAATCTTGTTATACCACGAGAATCCTTTGATCACGGAAGGAACACCGATATAATTAAATTTGTAGAGAAGTTACCTAAGCATGTCTTTAAGATATCAAAGGCACAATATAAACATAATGAAAACACTGATAATAGATTCGAACAATCTCATTCACCGAACATGGTGGACTGCGAAGAATCAAGCAAAGCGTAGTGAAGATATAAATCTTTCGAACCTACATATTTACTTTACATTAAATGCCATTTACTCATATGTAAACAAATATAAGCCAGATAAGACTATTGCTGTTTGGGATGAAAAGCTCGATTATCAGGTTAATAAACGTAAAACAGAATTTGCTGACTATAAAGGTAACAGATCAAGTGATAGTACTCCGCATGAAAATAACGGGCATATTAAGATGATGCTCGCTTGCTTGGGTATACCATCTATTTTTCCTAGAGAGTTAGAAGCTGATGATATAGTTGCTTATATATGCAAGAAAAATGAAGGTAAGAAAGTAATAGTATCTGTTGATCAAGACTTCTTACAACTAGTTGATGATGAGACTATATTATTTGACCCTATACGTAAAAAGGAATTTATAATTAGTAAATTTGAAGAGATGACAGGCACAGCATTTAATGACTGGATGACTGTTAAGTGTTTAAGAGGTGATAAGTCTGATAATGTTCCTGGTATTCCAGGCTTTGGTAAAGTTAAGGTTAAGAAGTTCCTTGATGGTAATATAGATCTAACTGAAGAACAGCAACAAATTTATAATACTAATTTTTCCTTATTTTCATTAGATAAGATCGATAATATGGAAGCAGAGAAAAGTTATTATCAAAAGCAGCTAGATATGCCTGTGAATCAAGACTGGCGAATGTTTATAGATGAGTGTAAGCAGCGGGACTTTCAAAGAATTCTTAATAAGCAAGAGACATGGCATACCTTGTTTTTTCTAGGTAATAAGCTACAATCTATATTAGGATGAAGCTACCGGAGGACTATGTTATTGTTAAGTTTTATGAACTAGGTTATAGGCCTATATATAATAAGTTTAATAATGTATATCAGTGTGCATGTCCAGTCTGTAGGGAGGGTAAATCACTCAATAAGAAACGTAGATGTTACTATGTACCTAAAAATGATAACATCTTTTGTCATAACTGTGGATGGTCAAGTAAGCCTATAAAGTGGATAAAGGAAGTATCTGGCGCTACTGATGGTGAGATTATTGAGGAGTTACGCGATTACACGCCTGATATAGACGCGTTTATAAAGGAAGATATAAAGCCGGTTAATACGGAGACGTTACCTGCGGATTGTATTAATTTATCTGACGAGTCACAGACCTTGTTTTATAAAAATAATGATACACTGAGAGCGACTCTAGGCTTAATTAGATCACGACGGCTTAATACAGCTGTTAACAGACCCGACAACTTATACCTTTCATTAACAGACTTTGTACATAAAAACAGGTTAGTTATACCCTTTGTGAATGAGAATCATGAGATAGAATTTTATCAGAGTAGAACTGTGCTGTCGCGTGATAATAAAACTAAGCCTAAATATTTAGGTAAGGTAAACTCAGAAAAAACATTATTTAACATCGATAAGGTTACAGGTGATTATGATACGGTTTATATATTTGAAGGTCCAGTTAACGCTTTCTTTACAAAAAACTCAGTGGCAGTAGCCGGTATAACCGAAAGAGGCCGTTCCTTTACTAATAGACAGCAACAACAGTTAGATAGTACGCTGAGGTTCTATGATACTGTGTGGATCCTCGACTCTCAATGGGTTGATAAAGCTTCCCTTATAAAGTCAGAGGCATTACTTCAACAAGGAGAGCGTGTGTTTATATGGCCGGAGAAGTTCGGTAAAAGGTTTAAGGATTTTAATGATATTGCCATGGCATGCAAGGTAGATGAAATCAGTCATGATTTTATCAAAAAAAATACCTTCAAGTCACTTGAAGGTATTGTAAGGTTATCTAAAATTAAGCAATATCAGTCAGTTAAACACCTCTAAACTGTGGGTTGTCAGTCTGTGCAAGATAACCTCTAAAGGACTCAGTAAGAGAAGCTAGCTCTGTTGCAACGCGTGTAATTTTACGTTGCTCAGATTGTTTCATACGATCGAAAATAGTATCTGCTTCTGCACTTGCAAGTACACTCTGGATTGATGCCTCTTGCCCGTTAAGTTTATGGAGGAATGCATCCATCTCACTAACCCATCCTTCAAGTTCTTGTTGCATCTGTGCTGCAAGATCACTAGTAGCTTGAGCAGCCCGCATGGCGGCATCATCAGCTTCAGCAGGATCAGGCATTTGTGCATCAAACTCAGACGCCTCAGTTCCATCATCTAAAGATGCTTCCATTGCATCACGATCAGCTTCCAGCTCATCCAACTCATCTGCTTCTGTAAGTACCTTAAAAAATCTATTTTCAAACTTTGTCATAATATTATTTATGCCGAGAATAAATAATTTATAGTATGAATACTGAAAATTCTCCATATGTTACAAAACCAAATGATAATAATATTAGACATAACCTAGATACACGTAGGCAGTTAGACAAATATAAGGGAGAAGAAGAGTCACATAAGGCATCAAAGATACTACCTCATGAAATGGAGAATATAAATATGTTTCTTGGTGACACATTTACCTCTCTAACTCAAATACGTAATATTTTAACTGCAGCTGGTAAGAATAAAGAGATAAGTTTACACGTTCTAGATAGTATTCAGGAAAAGATTGACACTATTAACAAGATAGTGCTTGAAATTCCGGAAGAATTGGATAAAATAGGTATATGATCATACTTAAATCGTTAATACTTACGATAATACTATCCGCCTTACTTGCATTAGGCTTAAGAAATATCTTAGGCTTCTGGGAGGGCTTCTGTTTAGCCTTCGCTCTACAGACTATTATATCATTTGTCTTCTCTTCTTTAAAAATAACAAAAGAACAAGATATCGCTGATGAATATCAAGCAGAAATTGATGAACTAATCAATATGTGTACAACTACAGTAGAGTGCCCTTGTGGTAAACATCAGCTCGAGGGGGTAGTTTTTGTTGGTATTGATAATACGTTTGATTGTGAAGATTGTGGTAACACATTTAAAGCTGATATAAGCGTCACACCTACCTTATTAACAGAGCCAACTGATGTAGCTACAACATTTGACGACCTTCTCCAAAAACAAAAGGAACTTTGATATAATAATGGTATAATATGAAAACATTTGAGTTTAACTTAAAAGACGGAACTAAGAAGGTAATGGAATTAGATGAGTTTGTTCGCTGGGCATGCCTTCTAGAAGGTATAGAGAAAGTTTCAGAGAAGCTCGAAGAGGCTGGTGTTCCACAAAGTGATGGTTCATGGGTTAAGCCATTAGCATTTGAAAAGTACATTAAAGAAAGATTCCCTGCGATGCAACACGATATTAAGTGTGAAGTTGCTCTCGGTAACCTTTAACTAACTATAGGTCTCGTAAAGAAGACGTGCGAGAGAGCCATCGTTGCAGCCATGTAGTATAACTGAATTGTTAAAATCGACTGGTGCATCAAACTCCCACTGACCTGGAAAGCCGTTTGTATCATCACCTATCATAATGTACCGCGT